TCACGAATAATGCGCCGCCCCTGCATGCTGATAGGCACTCGACAGCAGGTCCTGTGCCTTCTGCACCAGCTCATACCAGTGAGGATCAAGAAGGACCTCGCTGTGCGAGCCGAGCTCCCGCTCGATCAACTCCAGGATCAGGTGATTGACGTGCAGCGCTTCGTGATAACCGAAGCTCCCCGGCCCGAAACGGTCCTCAAGCGTTTTCATCACCGTCGTCCCCGCCCATTCCCGCCGGCGCTCCGCCTCCAACTCGCTCTCCATAGACATTTCCCCTGATAATGCGCCCGCGCAATTCACCATGCTCGGTAGCAGAGGACCAGTACCGTTCAGCAATCAGCGCTCGCCCTCGAAATCATCATCGCGGCGGCGACGCTCCCGCCCGCGCTCTGAGGATCGGGAAGCACGCGACACCGGCTTGTCCGGGATGCCGCCCGCGTCCCCGCTGCTCTCCCCGCACTCGTATCTTCAGCCGCCCGCGCAAATGTTGCCGTCAGATCGACCGGCCGCCTGATCGACGTATCTGCGGCGAGGGCCTCTTCATGGGCGGCCCGCAGATCAACCTGTCTCAGTGGCTCCGCCCGTGTCTGGCGCTCCTCCGGCGTGCGCAGCGAATCCTGATAGCGGTTCTTTGCCTTTCGCACCGACGCGCCGCGCCCTTTGGGCTTCAGCTCAAATGACAGGGCCGGCATATGATCCGCCCCCTCGCGCTGCGCCGTACGGTACGCGCGCATTCTCTTGCTCGAGCGCGCGCATCTCACGGGCATCGATTTTGTCGAGCGCTGAAATCTTCCGCGCTACCTCCGTCGCCTGCAACTCGTGCCGGCGCTGCAGGAGGTCGGCCTCGGTCCTTTGCGTATCTGCCAGTGCCGCCAGTTCCCCGCGAAACTCCCGGTAACGCCGCAAGTCGCGCCTCCTGTGCAGCGCTGCGATGATCGCGCTCACGCCGGTCACGCGCCCGAGGAACGCCGCAAGACCCGCCGGCCTTGCCGCCTCCCGTTCCGCGCGCGTGCGCGGAAGATCGTCGCTGATGCGGACCAATATCCTGTCAGGCGATACCGCCTTCCGCCGCGCTTACCTGCGCGCGGTTATCGACCGGGTTGAGGTGGACGACGCAGAAATCCGTATCCGTGGCCGCAGAACCGTCCTCGAACGCCTAGTGATGGGCGGCGGGGCTACTCCGGCGGGAGCGCCCAGTTTTGTTCGTGAATGGCGCACCGGGAAGGATTCGAACTCTTACGTTTGCAAAATTTTCGGTTAGCTTTCGAAAAGTCTTTAGGTTGCTCCGGCGATTAGCCGAACGGCGGCTTATCCTTGAGAGCCAGTAAGCCAAGACCGCCTTTTGACTGATGGCGAAAGGAGCAAGCCAACATCTTCGGGCTAAACGTCTCAACGCTCGTCACAGGTAAGCGAGGCACTCTTCCGCTAACGGACATCGCGATGTCCCCCCAACTCCCGCTCGGTTGGACACCATTTGGTCACCACGCACGATTGGGCAACCGCGCACTTTCAGCGCCGATTCATTTTCTCTAATTATATCGGTGGTTTAGGTGGTGAGCGCGCTGGGACTCGAACCCAGGACCTCCTGATTAAAAGTGCGTAGAAAGGCGTTGATTTTACTCGGTTTGATCCAGGTGATCGTGCGAAATTGCGAGAAATCTCCGGGAAAGTCGGACGAATTAACCCAAGCAAATGCCGCCGTTAGGTTCCGGTAAATCACGCCGGCTCAAATGCTAAGACGAATTCAGATAATCTTGACAGCTCCCCCAGCAGAGCCATCTCGCCACAACTTGCCGGCATTGAGACCCGTCGAGCTTAGCGGTATGCCGGTCATCGCACCCGGACCACGCGACATAATGTATTGCGATGTCGCGTTGATCTGCTGTGGGCCAGTTTTAAAGTAATTGCCGATACCTACTGTCTCATTGCCGGTAACCTCGTAGACTCCGCTCGCTGCGCTCTCAAACCGGTTGTACATCAACGCGCCGCGTGAATAGGCCATCAACAAATCGCAGCCATTATTGAAGAACTTGACCCCCTCGAACAGATTTCCGTCTTGATCGGCGACGCCTGGGGTGCCGTTCCAAACAGCGCCATAGGACGGAAATCCACAGACCGACCCGCCGCGCGCCTGGATATTTCGCGCTACACCGGCGACCGAAAACCCAATGGTCGACGGATCAGGACTTGCGCCGCCACCGCACCAAATCCCAAAAATCTGGATGTCGTCGACCGGACTAGCTGCCGTGCCGATGATCCGCACGCCGAAGCCTCGATAGATTTGGTCGCACAACAGCCCAAAGAAACGTAAGGCCAACCCGGCCTCGATCAAAACCCCCGCTGTGGTTGCCGTGTCACTAGGTAGAATGCGAATTCCGTGAAAGTCCGTACCCTCCATCTGAAACGGCACAGGCGCCGAAGCGTTCCTGCTAATCTTCAATCCCATGCCGCCAAGAGCATAGAGGCCTCGGATCGTGCCATTCATTCCGTTATTATAGAAGTTGAGGGCCACCGGAACGTTCACGGTGCGAATATCCGTAAAGATCGGCATATCGCCGTCTATCCAGGCGATGCCATCTTGCGTCATCTTGACGATATCAAGCCGCGACAGTTTCACATCCAAATTGTCGTGTCCCTTCTCAACCCGGATCCCGGCTTGAGCCAGATTACTTCCGTCGCAATAGAAATTATCGACCTGAGCTGCACCCGAGGTGACGTTGAAAAACGATCGCATGGCGGCAGTTGCAGTCAGCGTTGCCCGCACTCCATCCGCTCCGGAGATTTTCACAATACCATTGACCAGCTTTTCACTCGTAAACTTGAATGGACGAGAGATAAGCAACGCCTTGTTCTGCGCAATCGCTGTTGCAAGAGCCACCGTCAAAGCCGCATCATCATTCGCTGCAGCGCCACTACCGTCCGAATAGTCGTTAGCGATGACGTAACCTGGGCTTTTGTTTTTGTTAGCGGCATACCATTGCTCGGTCCGCAGGGGTGTCATGGTCTCAGTGTTATTACTTCCTCCTTCAGCGCTTGCTCTGCCTGATAGGGGCCGCATATAACCCACAAGATCGACCGCTTCTTCGGGCTTTAAGGGCTTCTTCGTGGCCGGATCACCAGCACGCGCTTCGTCCCGGTTGGCGTAGTCGAGTGACCTACTAACGACTTTGCCATTTATCCCATTTATCCCCGGATAAATTATGCCCATGGCTACGTCATCTCCTGAATGATGACCGTTGCGCCGGTGGCCGACACGGCGTTGACTTCCTGGCTTGGAATTTCGCCATCCTCATAGACGATGCCACCGCCCTGTCCGCCAAAGGCGACGGGCGGATCAAGCGGCCAACCGGCATTGACGACAGCCGGCACGCCGACGCCGAGATGTACGACACCAGTGCCCAGATTGATGATGCCGAGATATTTACGCGAGTTCTTCTTGCTGCTGATCTGCGTCGGCGTATTGGCCGCCAGCGTAATTGTTTTCTGGATCATCGATCCCATGGGCGGCCTCTATCGTTGCAAGGTCTGCGGCGCGGCGGGCACGCGCGCGCGCAGGTCCGCCAGCATTTCACGAATGGTCACGAGCTGCTGTTCAACCCGCGAATTGGCCTGGCGGCCGTCGCGCGCCGCTTCCTTCAATTCCGTGATCTGATTGGCCTGCAGCAACTGCGAGGATTTGAGGGCTTCGAGCGCCTGCGCGTTGATCTTCTCGTTACCCTGCATCAATGTGATGGCCGTCTGCGCGTTGACGATATCGCGCTTGATATCGCCAGCCCACGACATGCCGGTGAGGATCATCGCGCCAGCCGACAGAAGGACGGAACATGCTTTGATCACGTCGCCCGGTCCTACCTGCATCACCCACGACTTGATGGCAGTGGTCTGCATGTCACCCTCCATCCTTGCCCCCAGGCGGCAGCCAGCCGCATTGCTTGGCCCCGAAACGATTGTGACTGAGCACCTGATCGGCCGTGCCGTCGGTCAGCGCGTCCTGCCGCGAGGGATTGATCGGCCGCCAGCCGGCGCAAGGGTCAGTTGCGCATCCATTCATCAAGCTGGCGCTTGCGATCAGCAGTGCTAAGGCGAGATATTTCATCGTCGACCTCACGCCGCTTTTGCGCGGCTTTTTCCGCGCGCTCTCTTTGCCGGCTTCTTTCGCGGCGCGCGCCGCTGTTTCTGCCGATCAGATACGCGGCTACGACTGACAACAAACCCAGGATCAGGGTTTGCAAGGGTAGCGGCAGCGCCCGCCAGATCGGCCACAGCATCGGCACCCACCACGGCGCCGACGCCGCCAGCGCCATCGCCGTCAGCCCCAGCCAGATCGTCCACGGCACCAGATCCACGATTGACCACAACATCGGGAGCCCTCCGATTGATCTGCAAGCGGCCGCTCATGATCAGATAGCCGAAGATGCAGCCAGCAATGAGTAGCAGGACGAAGACGGCCAGCGCATAGCCGTTGTTCACATCGCCGATGAACGGAATGCTGAACGTGCCGCCAAAGAAGGTCGTCACGATCGTCCACAGCGATTTGCTCTGCGATACCGGCACGTCGTCGGCTTCGGCCTCGCGCTTCGAAACATCGGCGGGGATCGTCGGCGTATGCTCCTTGTCGGCCGCCTTCAGAGCGTCAAGGAAGTTGCGGTAAAAGCCCGCGATGAGATGGGCCTTATCCGAACCGTTGACGATGGCGCGCGCGGCGACAGGATCATCGCGGCGCGAATTGAAGTAGTTCGACAGCTTCTTGCCGGTAAACCAGCCGTCACGCATGCCTTGCACGATGATCCGCGCCGAAATGGCCGGATCAAGCGCCTTGTCGGGATTGTTCACCAGATCGACACCGATGATCATCCCGACTTTGAAGTAAAGGTCCTCATGCGTCAGTTGCGTGTCGCCGCGCCCGAATTTGCCCGTGCGCCAGTATGGCTTTGACACGCGACCAAGCTTGCCGGCTGCCCAGGCGCGATCCAGACGCGCGATCGTATCGGCGGTGCTGCGGCCGTTGGCCTCGCGCACCGGCTGCATCCTGCGGCCGGTCTCCCAATAAGCATCCGCCAGAATGTAAGCTCGGTGACGCAAATCGGTGACACCCCAGCGATCACATTCCGCCAGGATACGCTTGATACCGTCGATCTGCTTTTGATAGAGCACCTCGCCGAACGGGGCGCGCCGCAGATAGGAAAAAAGAACCTCTTCGTTCATCGGTTGCCTCGTCCGCATTGCGTTTGACCATCCGCACTCATGCCGCCGCCGCCATCTTCGCCTGCCACATGATGCCGAGGCCGGTCACACTCGCCACATTGCTGTTGTCGCTGCTCTTCTTCACTCTGATGGTCAGGTTCGAACTATCCATCGAGATCGTTTGAGCTTCCCAATCGCTGCTGCCGAGGAAGCTGACGAAGCCTGAGACCGGCGCGCCGCCAAGCCCGTGCGCGATCGTCGCCTGTCCGTTGGCGTCGGTGTTGATGGTCGCAAGTCCGCCGTTCGAGGTCCGATAGCCCCGGCAGTTCAAGATGCGGGCTGTGCCACCGCTGCCGTCGCTGATCTTGGCGGCACAGGCCGTGACATCCACATTGTCGAGCGTGACCTCACAGCCAAGACCGATCGAAACGCCAATGTCGGGATGATTGGGGCCGGCCCCGAAATTGACGCCGATATAGCCATTCGTCACGGTGCCTGAAGCGCCTGCGTCAAACTTGATGGCGGCCACGCCAGCCGTATTGGAGGCGTTCGTGTCGCCGATGGTGAAATCATCGATAATCGTGATGATCGCATTGCCGGCGACGGCAATCGCGGACTTGTTGGAATAGGTCCACTGGCAGCCGATAAACCGGATGCTGGCGGTGCCATCCAGATACACATCTTGATTGCAAGGCGCGAACGACGAGAACCAGCAGCCCGTGAACACCATATCGACGGCATAGCCGATCGCCACGGCGCCCGTCTTGACGCTGTCGAAAAAGCAATTGGTGAACTTGCCCGACATGCTCTTGTCGGTGAACGACGAAGACAGGCCCGCGATATTAAGCGCGTAGAGACCGCCCGACACTTCTTCACCGAAGAACACCGCCGCGTGGCAACGCTGATGAAGCTTGATGCCGCCGTCTTGATGGCCGTCGATGACCGACGTGAGGCTGGCCGTCGCGCCGCTCGTGGCTCCGTTGATCGCCACCGGATAGACTGAAGGTGTCGGCGACGCGTCGAAAATGACTTTGTAATTGCCGTTTCCATCAGGATAGATGCGCCCCTGCGCGCCACCGGCAACGTTGATGACCTCATCATATTGAAAGGTTCCCGCGACGCCTGACAGGGTGGCCCAGGAACTGTTGGCCGCAATCACCCCGTTTGTACCTTGGCATTCGTTGCAGTTGGCAACGAGGATGCCGTTTTGGCGGCTGTCCTGTAGGAACACATTCGTGATCGTCGTCGCCAGGCTCTCCGTCGCGATCGGAATGTAGCAATTGCTCGCATAGACGAAGTTCGCGAAATTATATTCGCTATTGACAAAACTCACGCACCGGCCTGCGGTCGGCGCCGTGTAAGGCAGGCGCCGTTCGAACCCCACGTGTTCGATGCCGGAGCCTCGAATAGGCCCAGCGCCGCTGAATTCAAAGCCGCGCGTCTCCGTGCCCGAAAACATGATCCGGCTGGCCGTGCGTCCCAGGCCGATAATGTGTTGGCCGTTCGAGCAGGCGATCGCCGCCGTGCCGTCAGACGTGAAATAGCCTCGGGGAATACGGCCGACACCGCCGGCCGCGAGCGACGAAACCCATTTCTGCAGGCCGGCACGAACATTGATGTTTGCGTTGATGCCGTCGCCGGCAAACCATCCCGCCTGCGCCTCGTCCAGGCCAATGACGGAGCCAGATGCATCGCCCCCAAAGTAGAACCGTTGCTTTTTCGGCGCGTGGATCTCCGGCTGCTGCTGGCTGAAATCGACCGTCACGCCAGGAGCGACGATGAATTTCGTTTCCGACGAGAACCGCAGCGTCTTCGTCGGCGTGAAGTTGCTGCCGATGTAGTACGATCCGTTTTTCAGGCGCACGACTTCCTCGGCCACGGCCGCGAGCGCGGTCAGAGCCGGAACCGCGTTCATCGCACCATCGGCAACAACACTGCTGGCGAACGATGCCTGATATCCCGCGATCGAACCGGAGCCGTTGTCGTCCACCCAGATGCTGCCGGTGTAGTAGCGTTTGCGGTTCTCCGCCGTGTTGAAATACGAAACACCCGCCACCAAGGGGATGACAGGCACATGCGCGGCGGCATAGGCTTCGGCCGCCGCGTCGCTGGGAAACGCCGGCAAAAGCAGGTTCACGATTTCATTGCGCGCCGCTTCCGTTTCCGCCGCGACGGCCTGCGCATCCGCCAGAATGGCGGCGACAGTCTCGGCAGACAGAACCCGATCGTCGACGCTGTCGATATCGCGCCGCAATTCCTGCTGAACGGCGGCACTGGACGATAGCTCTGTTTCCAACGCCGCCGATTGCACGACGCCGTTATTGACCACGCCATAGCTGCGATACGGAACGCGGACGCCTTTCCGGCGCACCAAGGTGCCGGCGACCGGTGGCGTGTTGAACGTGACCGTGGCCGAATTGGCGGCCAGGGTCACGGTGTAATCTGCCGGATAGTCCACCAGGGAGAAGTCGCTGGCGCCCGGCGGCCTCACGAAGACATAGACATCGCGAGGGTCGTAGAGGACGAATGGCACCGAGAAATCGAATTGCGTCCCGTCGGCGATCACGTCGTCGGCTTGGCGAACGCCGCGCGGAATGGGATAATTAAAGGCCATGCTGCCTGCCGACGCGGTTGAAGTCAGCGGGCAGGATACGGGCGCCTAGGGGTGGTCAAATGAGGGTTTGGCTTTTGATAGGGTTGATCGCGATACCGTCGGCGATCGACGCACAACCGGCGGATTGCACAGTTGAACGGCATCCTTTGGATACCCTGCTCGATAGCCACGAGACGGCGCTGCCGAAACGATATGTCCTGAAATGCCCAGGACGCACGACCGGAGAATTTCGGGAGTATGGCGGCCGCAGGCAGTATCGCGGCACGCTGGACGGCGAACCGATCGAAGGCCGATCGGTCGGCCCCTACGGAAACAGTTTCGAATTTCGCCGCTCCCCGGATCCGATCGACGACATGATCGGCGGCCTGCGTTCTGGTCGCCGTGGTCGCTCGGCGCCCTTGGAGGACGACGACTAAGGCGCGTCTGCCACTCCCGGGCCACGCTCCGGCGCGATCTCCCCCGGTCGCCACCAATAGCCCTGCCCGGTTTCGCGCCGCAGCGTCTGCTCGCGCTGGCGCAGCGCCTTGTGCCCATCCGGCCGCGCCATGTAATCGAGCTGGTCGAACAGCACGCGATCGAAGGCCGGCCCCAACATCCACATTTGTCCGCCCGGGGCGTTGTCGCGCAGGAATTTGACCGCAGGCGCGCCGACACTGTTCTTGCCCGTATAGGCCGATTTGATGGCGCTCTGGCCGATGCGCAGCACATCGCCGCCGGTTTGCACCAATGGCCCGGCGAAGGTTTCCGCGATCGAATGGCCGAACCGCGTCTGATCGGCGAACAGGAAATCGGAATAGATGCCGAGGCCGCCGCCGGTGGCGAGGCCCGCCAGCCAAAATTTCGGGTCCTTCGGGTCCATCACGTCCTTGCCGGCGACGATCTGTTTCGCCTGATAAGCGATGCCGCCGGTGACGGCGCCCGCGATCAGCATCGGCGCCACATAGGCCGCGCCGCGCGCGATGCGCGGCAGGCCGGTCGCCGGCCCCAGCTCATGCGCCAAGGCATTGCCCCATGTCAGCATGTAAGAGGCAGTGAAGCTCTTGAACATCGTGCCGGAGCGCACCAGTTCGCCGACGAAGGTTCCCTCGCGCGTGCCGGCGGACATGATCGCCTTGCCGCGATGCGTCGAGGTCGGCACCGCCCGTTCCGTTTCCTGCAGGATCATTTCGGTATATTTCAGCGCCGCGTCGCGCGCCAACGGATCGTCGGCCTGGGCGATGTCGCGGGCCAGCAGATAACGCGCCCCGCTCTCCGGCTCGTCGACCGCCGCTTTCTGCATCGCGCGCCAATGATCGGCGGAGATGCCATAGCCTTCCATCGTGCCGCGCAGGCGCGCCGGCAAATCGGCAAAGGCCGTGCCATGATGATCCGCCGCATAGCCCATGAAGTCGAGCCCGAAGGCCGCCTTGCCGGCGCGGGTCCACGGCTCGAGCCCCGTCCAGTTCAACACCCGATCAGGCAGCCACCGCGTCCACTCCGGGCCGCCGACGCTGCCGGCAAAGCGCGCCTCCTGATGCATGACATGCATCGCCGCCTCGATATTAAGGCCGGCCCGCAGCGCATAGGCTTTGCCGTCCTGCGTCATGTTCTGGACGATCGACCGCGCCATATTGGCGACGGGCATCCCCGTGAGCATACGCGCTTGCACCTGCAAACGCGGGTCGTCGAAAAAGGCGGTGATAGCGGCTTTGTCGAGCCGCGCCGACACGATGATGTTGCGCATGCCCGCCAGCCCGTTTGCCAGCATGGAATTGACCGGGCCGGCCGAACCGCGGATTTGCCGCCACGTGTTATCAATCAGATAGTCGGCGGCATTCTCGCGCACGAAAGCCGAGATGGCGGCCGCCGCGCCGTCCTTGCCCGAATACCATAGCGACGGCTTGCCGGTGATGGCCTTCGCCCGCTCCTGTTCGACCACCTGTTTCAACCAGGTAATCGTCGCCTCCGGGTTCGGCCCGAGGATCTGCATCGACGCCACGTCGCGCGCCATCGAGCGCAGATGCGATGTCATCACGGCGAAGGTGTCGCCGGCGCCGAAATCGCGGTTATAGGCGCGCCATTCGTCAGGCCCCTTGAAGACGAGAAAGCGATGATCCTGCCGGCGATTGGCGAGCGCACCCTGCCCGATGGGCTGGCGGCTCGCTTCCCGCGTCGACCAGCCATCCGTCACCACGCTTTCCCACACGTGATCCAGCACCTCATCCAGCCGCTCGCGGCCGATGCCGGGCGCTTGCGTCAAGGGATCGCGCATCTTCGCCGTGTCGAGCATCGGCGCGATGGCACGTTTCCATTCCTCGCGGCCGGCCCGCAGCAAAGCGGAGGCGTCATGAATTTGCGGCAGGCCCCAACTTTCGAGCTTGGCGATATTGCCGCCGGCCTCGTTGAACATCTGCCGGAATTTTTCCGCCTGTTCGGAAAACGCCGCATGGAACGCCCGCGCCTGCTCGCTGGTCTCACGGCCGAAAGCCGCGTCGACCACACCATCGATCGCCGATCGCGCGCGATATTGCCCGGTCAGATAGGTGCGCCGCGTCTCATACAGCATCCGCTCCATGGTGGCCGTGCTGTCCGACATCAGCGCATGAAAGCGCCCGACAACGCTCGAATAGCCGGCATGGCCCCAATGTTCGAGCAGATTGACGACACCCGACAGAATGTCCGCCTGGCCACGACTGTTGCGGAAGGCTTTCAGGTCGGCGCCGATCCGCTCGGCGCTCGCTTTCGCCAGGAGAGCCTGCCGCTGTTTCAGGGCGGCCTCGGCGCGCAATTCCGCTTCGAGCGCGGTCTTGGCCGCAGCAGTATTGCCGGCGTTCTCGCGCGTCAATCGATCGAACCGCGCCAGAAAGCGGTCATGTTCGTTCTTGGTGATGCCGCCCACTTCCAGGGCCTCGGCCATACAATCGCGAAAGCTCATGCCGCACACACCTTGATGATGTCGGCCGAACGCGCCTCGCGCTCGCCGATCTGCACCGCGCCGTCGGCCGTCAACTTACCGGCCTGCCCCATGTCATCGACAAAAGGCGTCAATTCGAACATATCGCCGCCGCGCGACCCATCGCCCATCAATTCATGAACAGTCGGCGGCGCCTTCTCAACTTTGGCGGCTGGTGCAGTCCCCTCGCCGGCGGGCTTTTCCACGACCGGCTGCAATGCCTCGATCTGCGCTCGCGCTTCCGGCCCGGTCGGAACCTCCGGCGCCTGGCGCGGCGCATCGAGAAAGCGTGGGCGATCCAGCCCGACGATGCCCTCACGTTCGACCAGATCGGCGACCTGATCGACGAAACGCCGCGCCGGTCCCTGCAGGTCGCGCGGGTTTTGCTGCAAGGCGCGAGCGGCATCGTTCAAGGCATCGCTGATCGGGCCGGCGCGGCGCGCCAGCCGATCGATGATATCGCCGATCAATCGAGCCTGGTCGGCCTTGCCCGCGTTCGCATCGATCAGGCGATTGCCGGCGCCTTCGATCCGCTGCGCTTCCTTCACCAGCAGGCCGAAAATGCGGGCGTCGTCGGTCAATAGCTTCTGGGCAGCACTCAGCGTCTTGATCCTCTCGCGCATCAAGGTGCGCGTCGTTTCCATCTGGCCGAACAGCGCCATCTGCGTTTCATGTGAAACGCCCGCCGACATGGCTTCGCCGATGACGATACGCGCCTCGGCTTCGTTCTGCGGCGCGAACTTGATCAGATCGTCCATCAAAGCCGCATGCATGGTCGGGTTCGGCGCCATCGTGCCGACGTGCTGCGCCCAATTGGGCGGCACGACGTTGTTCAGCACCATGCCCCAGGCGTCATCCGACAACATCGCCAGCCCGCGCGCCTGCCTGATTTTCGGATCGGTGACGGGCAAGGTGCCGTCCCACAGGTCCGGCCGCTCGCGCAAAATGCGCGCGGTGTCGATCGCATCGCCGCTGCCTTCCTGAATGTTCTTGCGGGCGGCGATGGCGCGCACGTCCTGCGGTGTCCACCCATCAGCCTCGCGGAAGCGGAAGGCGTCCAGCATGATGTCGGCGCCCGGGTCCTCCTGGCGTAGGCGACGCGCGAGGCCCAGGCGCTGATGGCCGTCGGCGATAACCAGATCGCCGCTGCCCCGCTCGAACACCATCGCCTTGCCGGAGGCGAGCGGGTCCCATCGTTCGATGAATTTCAGCCGATCGGTGACGCCAGCATGATCGCCGCCACCCTTGTATTGAAAGGCCGCGGCGTCTGTCCCGATCGTCAGCGGATCGAACCGGCCGGCGCCGACCGGCTTGCCGAGATAGGTCACGGGCGCCGACGGGTCGGCATCGTCGGCGAACAGGCTGAATTGTTCCTCGCGCGCCACGGGCGGTGGCTCCGGCGGCGGATTGTTCACCGGATCGTCGGCGAAGCGCACCGCCTCTCGGAACGCCTGGGCATGATCGGCCTCGGAAACGCCCGGCGGCGGCTTGCCCATGGCACGCCGATCCGACCGTTCGCTGGCGATGGCGGCGCGAAGGATATCCGCTTCCTCCGGCGGCAGGTGTTTGGCGATGGTGCTGGCGGACTCCAGATCGCCGCTGGCGGCCTTCTGCACCATTTCCGGGGTGACGGCACCCCTGCCGCGCATAGCCGCCCTGGCGCCCTCAAAACCGCCGCCGAACGCCGCCCCGAACAGGAAGGCCATGCCCACGTCCTCGGCCGCCGGCAGGATGCCGTTTTCGCGGCCGCGATCGGCGCGCCATTGCTGCACCGCCGGCTCGGAGAGGATTTGCAGACCGGCATTGACAGCGCCCTGGCGAAAGGCCCCTTCCACGACCTTGCCGAAGACGCTGACCGCCTTGGACTGCCCTCCGCCCGCCAGCAGCCCCACCAATTGGATCGGATCACGGAACGACCCGGCCATGCCGCCCGCCAGCTGCGCCACGAACGGCCCGGCGCTGCCCTTCGAGCCGGCATAGGCGCGGTCAGCGTCGTCGATCGCCTGCTGTGCCAGAAGCTTCGCCCGGGTGTTCACCGACGTGCCGCTGTCGGCAATTTGATGCTGGTCCTTCAGCGCCTGCATCTTTTCCTCGAACACGGCGAGGCGCAGTTGCGACAGCGCATAGCGGTCCTCGGCATTGGTCCCGTCGGGGTAATGCCCTTTGGTGTCGCGAAAACGCTGCCGCGCTTCCACGTCATAGCCGCCACTGAATGGATCTTCGAGTTCCTGGCCGGTGATGGTTTTCAAGGTGCGGATGTTATCCGACACCACATCCGCCATCGCGGCCTCGCGCCCGTTGAAATTCTGGTCGTATTGAGCGCGGCGCCGCGCCGTCTGAAACACGTTGACGAGGCCGGGCGTGCCGCCTTCCTCATAGATTTTCGCCAGCACGTCGACACCGCCATCATCCTCGCTGGCAGCGGTCGACAGGATTGACGGTTCCTCGATCCCTTCAAGGATTGGCATTTTTGAGCGTTCCAAATGGGCTGGGTGCGGCCGCCGGTTTGTCATCCGCTTTCACTTCGGCCTTCGTCGGCGGCCGCGCCACAGGAGCGCTGTCCCGCCACGCGCCAGGCACGCGCTGGCGCAGGGTCTCCCCCATGGCTTCGATATCGAGCACGAACGTTTTGCCACCCGGCGCCATCACCCATTGCGGGTCCGGCCCTTTCGGATCGCCCAAGGCGACGCGATATTGACCATGACCGATGGACACCAGATTTCCCGTCCTGATCTGTTTGGCGCTGATCGGCTTGCCGTCGATCGTCGTCGGCGGGCTCGGAAGCTTTTTCAAATCGTCGTCGCGGATGGCATTGATCACCTGTGTGAAGCCGTCGGCACGGACGCCCGGTGGCAAGGCCACGCGCTGCGGGCGCCACCAATTGTTGACGGTGCCGTTTTTGAAATCGCCGACGCCGCCATATTGCACACCGTCGACATAGCTCGCGCCAGCCGCGATCTGCGCATCTCGCTTCAAGGCCGGGCCGCTATCGCCCGATAGATCGCCATTGTAATTCCGGCTCATGCCCTGCGCCTGCCACATGGCGACGGCGGCGGCGCGCGCCTGTTCGCCGAACTGCGGCATGGTGGCGAACGCCTCGCCATATTCGCTCTCGAACATCTTATCGGCGGTCGCTTTCTGCGGCGTGCGGTTCGGCTCGCGCAACATCCGCGTGGCCTTTTCGTCCGAATGCAGGCGCTTGCGCTCGGCATAATCGCGCAGGCCCTGCGGATCGGCGCCCAGCATGGCGAGCTTGCCGACATGGGCGAAGTCGGGCGCATCGCCGCCGATCTCTCGGAACACGCGGCCGGCATCAGGCCCCATCGCCTGCACGATATCGCCGGCCACCTCGATCATGCGCGGGCCGCCGGTCGCCGCGATGCTGCGGAATAGATCGCGCTCGCCCGGCAGCAGGAAATTGCCACGCTGGCCGTAATGATCCTCAGCAGTTTTCAACTCTGCGGCCCGCTGCACCAGGCCACCCCGGAACATGCCGCGATCGGCAACGGACAGCGAGACGAACTGACCGTTATCGCCGACGACACCCTCACGCGCTGCGCGAGACAGCATGTTGTCCTTCAGGTCCGTGCGCAGGCGCTTTGCGTAATTCTCGGCCGATTGAACCATCAGCCGCTGATCGGCCGTTGCGCCGTCCTTCGCCGCTGCAGCCCGCAGACTGGCAACCTCCGCCTCGATCGCCTCCGGCCGCATGCCCTTGAAGCGCTGGAACATGGCTTGCGTGGTATCGAGCCGGTCGATCTGCGCCGTCACCTCCGGGTCCGGCGAATTGCCATAGGTGTTGCGGATGCGCGCCGTTTCCTGTTGCGGCAGCGTGTCACCCTGTTCGAGCACCTTCTGCGCCGAATTGACTTCACGCTTGGCGAGGTTGACATTGCGCGTCGCCTGTCGATCGCGCGTGCTGATGACGCTGCGCATCTGATCAAGCGTGTTCTCATAGGTCTTTTCATCCATGCCACGCGTCGCTTTACGCGCGCCGCCCCAATCGGCTTCGAAGCTTTTGATATAAGCCGCCTGCTGTGCCGCTGGCAGCGTCTTGAAATTGGCGAGTGCCTGATTGCCAAGCGCCATCTGGCGCGTGTCATTTTTGATCTTGTCGCGCTGCACGGCCGTGATCGTGCCCGCGTTATAGGCACCATCGGCCGTGGCATCGATATCATCTTGGTTTTTCTGCAGCGCCTCGCCGCTGTCACCGGGCAGCGACGACAATCGAGCCTGCGAATTCTGCAACGACTGAATGCCCTGGATGAACGACGCCCGGGCATTGTCAGCCTGCCGCTTTTCCATCTCGCCGCGCGCGTAACGCACATAGCCTTGGCGGATAGCCGAGAAACGATCCTCGAAATGCGCCTGCACCGCCGGAAACACATCGGCGGTTTTAGGATCACCGTCGACGCCACGCAGCATCGTGTTATAGAGCTTGTCCAAGCCGCCGTTGAGCCGATCGACAGTGCGTTCGCCCGGCGGCAGCTTTTCCCACTCCGCATAAACCGCCTCGGTGCCGTCGCGAATTTTCGCGTTAAGCCGGTTCTGATAGGTGGCCATGCCGGCGGCATCATAGGCTTTGCCGCGCGCCGTCCAGTCGTTCGTCGGGCGCCAGCCGTCCTCCAAGGCCGCCAAGGTGCCGGCCTCGCGCCCTTCGATCTTCGCCTGATCCTCGGCGATGGAAAAAAACCGATCGGAAATGCCGGCGAAGACACTGGCCGCCTTGTCGTCGGCAAGGCCGGCGCCGGTCGCCGATCGATAGTCCGTATTGCCCGGTCGCGCCGCAGCCATATCGAAGGTCGGCAGGCTACCCTTAATGTCCGGGGATGATGCGCGATTGTTAGCCATCAACCAATACCCATCAGGCTAGAGATACCTTTGAACGCATAGCCGATGGCACCCAGCGTGCCGGCGGCCTGTTCTTCGCGGCTCTTCTGGATCGCAGCAAACGAGTTGATGATGTGACGACGAGAGCGCATGGAGCCCGCCAGTTGCGCCACGTTGCCACTCGCCACTTCGCTCTGCGTCATCGATCGCCGCGTGTCGGCTGCGACGCCGGACCCGATGTCGACGCCCGACGCCGCATAGGCGCTGTCGCGCTGCGCCAACTGTCCCAGCAACTGCTGTTTGAGCCCAAGCTGTTGCTGCTCGGTATCCACCTTGACGATCTCGGCCTGGTTCCATTCGTCAATGGCCTGGACGCGCGCCGCCTGTGCTTTGGCGCGCCCGGCCGCGATCGCCGATATGGCACTGATCGTCGACGCCGCCATACCAAGGCCGCCAGAAATGCGCGAACCGGAAAGGCCCATGCGCTTTCCGAAGCCGCTCACATCATCCATCATGCCGGACAACATATCGAGGTCTATCATAGGTCGATTTCCGGAATGATGGCGGTGACGGTGAGGCGGCCGGGACGCAATTGACTGATCGTCACCGTCCCGTCCGATTTCGGATCGAATTCATTGAACTCGCTATCGAGCCCATCGACCAATATTTGTCCGGTGTAAGGCCGGTCCAACATCGGCACATCCGCCAACTGACCGAGCCGGACAAGCGGCACATCCTGCAATGGCCGGCCATTGGCGCTGATCGCCACCGACGTCGTGTCGACGACAAACAGGCGCACGCTATGCACGCGCGCCGGCCCCATCTTCACCGTGCCCGGCGCGATGTCGCGACGCGGCGGCAAGGTGATCACCAAGGGCGGCGACCACCGGCCGGCGGTGACATTCGTCGCCGGCACCGGCAAATCGACCGCGCCGCCACTGACGATGAACGGCCCGTAGATTTCCCGATCGGCCTCGATCCAGATTTCCTCGCCCTCGAAGTCCGCCAGCCCGGTGATGTGCCTTTGTGCCGGCGCGAACACCTGCGTTATGGCCTGGTCGAACAGCAGACCTTGCTCCATCCGTTCGACAAATTGCCGCGTCTGCCCGGCGACGGTGCGGCGGGCAATCCATGTCGTCTCCAATCGCCCATTGACGTTGACCGCTTCGAGCTGGCCGCGCGTCGTCATCCGCGCGAAAGCGATGATCTCCTGTTCCTGCAGCAAGGAGGCAATGACGCCCTGCCCGTCCTCTCGCACCATGAACAGCCTGTTGACATCCGTATCGCCGCGAAAGGTGCGAACCGACATATCGGTGATGTCGTCGATCAGCGATGATGCTGAAGTTGAAATAGGCTTCGAGAGATAATTCTGTTCGGACAGATCGAATTTGAAATCGAGCAGCGTGCCGCGCGCGCGGTGCATGTATTGGGACGAATTTCCAGACGCGACCGGGCGAACCAGATCGGAGGCGCCGTTGCGCGATGCCTCGACGATGACCGGCGTTTGCGTGCGCGCCAGCACGTTGCCTTGCAGCCAGTGTTCGGCCTCCGACGTGAAGAAGGTGAGCGCCCGCGTCTTGATGATATGCAGGATCGCCTCCGCGCCCTCCGTATCGATCGGAATAAGCATGGGCGCGGTGGCAGAACTCAACCGCGTGTCGAGCTGGTAGGGATCGCCCTCCTGTGAGGCCAGGACCGCGTTCGGCACACCTTTGAAGCCACCGAGCAACAAGCGCTGCTGGTAGAAAACGCCGCAGCGCGGCCAGCCGCGCGACGGCGACATGATCGGCTCCCCGCCGACGACACCCGCCACGGTGCGCGCGGCCGTCACGGCGGCATCGCCCTTGTTGATGCTCTTGCCGGCAACGGCCCATCCGTCCCCCTCATTGCCGGCGCCAGAGAAAGTAATTTTGTACCGCTTGAAATCAGCCGGGTCTTGAACCACAACGAGGCCCGGACTGACGCCCGGCAGCGCCTCGATCGCTGCTTTGATCTTAGGCGCCAACACCGCAGATGCGCCGGTGACATAAGTTGGATCGATTTGAATAGCGATCGTATCGCTGCCGTTGACCGTCAGAACGCAACTCGCGCCACCGGCCGGCATCGGGAACGACGGCGAAAGAGCAACATCGAAATTGAAGAATTGAATGGTCCACTCTGCCGGCGTCCCATTCGTATAGCTCGCGCCATAGTCGTAATCGGGAATGTTGCGCCAGATGACATCGCGCACGTTCCATTCCCATGCGGCGCCCTGATTGGAAATGATCTGCGGTGCCTGGTCGACGGAGAACAGAAGCATCGTATCGAGCTTCTGCGCGATGCCGACCCGGGCAATATGGTCGGGAACATAAGGCACAAAAATGCCGTCGATCCAGCCGGCTTGAACGATGACATCGACATTCAAGCCGGTCATCACGAAATCATAGCTCTCATCGATCGATTTTTTAAACGATCGAATGCGAACCGGCCCAACGGTGTTTTGCTCCGCGAAGAAACGCATCATAGCGAAACGGAAAACCGTGTTCGGCAGGTTTGATGTCACATAGACCCGGACGCCATAAATCCGCACATGCGATCCCGGCCGCAGCGGGAGCCGTCGCACGCGCAACGTGTCGTGGATCGCTTTATTGCCATAGATCTGCTGCCATCCCGCGTCTGTGAGAATATGCACCACGAGAGCGCCGAAAATGCCGGACGGCACCGGCGGCGCCTGCCATGTCGGCGGCGCTTGGCCGTCGATATTGGCGCCAAACGCGGAGATGTCGACGGCGCACACCGTGAGGTCAATATTGGTCAGCTCGAAAACGAGCGTGTCCGGCGCGCTGAAAGGGTTGGTGACGAGACTTGTCCCCGGATCGCCGTCAACGGCGTTCGCGGCTGTGCCGCCAGCCGGCGCCGACGCGGTAAACCCGGGGGATAGACTAAGCTCGATAAGGGGACGCCGCACATAGGAAATCATCCGCGTACCGTCGCGCAGCGTAAAGCCGCCCTGCGGCAGGTTCACGACATTCTCGAAACGCTGCGCGCCCTTGTCGTAGAGCTTAAGATCGTTGTTCTGCCATAGCAATTCGTCGAGTTCGCCAGCGGTAAACCGGACCTGCGGGCGACCGGGGCGAGCGGTCATGATTGACCTCGCGCGTCAACCAGCGGATTGCTCATCGGGATGCGGATCGGCCCCGATGCGAAACTGTCGGCATTGATCGCCGCGCCCAGCATGCCGCCACGCCGCTTCTCGCTCGGCGTGCCGTAGGCATTAAGTTGCAGGCGATCATACTGACTTGCATTGCCCGAAATCGGCATGATCAGTTCGGCAGACAACGCGGCGACGATCGCCGAATGAAAATATGGCGGCCACTCATCGGGATTGACCATGAAGCGCCCGAGTGCCCAGAGCTTTTCATAATCCGCGTAGACCTTGCCGCCCTCGATCGCGAAATGCCGCAACGGCCGATCTGGATTTCGCGGGTCGGTTAGAAAGCGTTGCGGATTGCTGAGGCGCTCGGTAGGAAGCCCAAACGCACATCGCCAGCCATTGGCGAGCAGCCCGTCCTCTTCCAGGGGCTCATCGAGCCGTTCCAGCTTTTTCGTAAGCTTGGTAAAGCTCCAGGGATATTCCGAGAAGATGCCGGGAACGACCCGCATGTAAACGGTCTTCACCTTGGCGACATTGGGCGCGTCGGCGACGAAGCTCGATATGGGCGTCGCGCCGAAAGCCATCAGCCCCTCGTTGGCAATATCGACCTCGGTCGTCATGGGTCACCCGTCGCTGGATGTGGAAAGGCGCCCGGCGGGAGGGAGGGAACCGCCGGACGCCGCTCTAACGCGGGAGCCTGAAATCCCGCGTCGAAGCTGTTAGCCGGCGGCCGTGGTCAGCAGCGCCACGGTGACGCCGCCTGCAGAGGAGGCCGTCACCTGATAGATTTTCGCTTTGAGCGTGCCGCCGATGCCCATCGACGCGATGATAATGTCGCCGGGCGCAAGTTCCTGCCAGGCAGCGTTGAAATAGCTCGCGCCTTCCACGGTGGCGGGCGTATCGTCGGTCAGGTAGCTGTTCTGGAAGCGAACGGAATTGGCACCATTGCCGATGCTGCCCATGCTCTGTTGACGACGCAGGTTGTTCTTGTTGAAGGCCATTGCAATCTCCTACTGGCCAATGCGTTGACCCGGCGGCACCGTGCCGCCGGGCGAATTCGATTAGTTGAGGGTGATCGCGCTGTTCGACGCGAAGCGGAACCGGATGATGCCTTCCGGCAGCAAAACGGCCGACGCCTGGGAGATGCGGCTGTTCATGTACCAGCCGGAATAGAGGTTTTCCCAGGTGACATTCATCTTGACTTCGTAGCCGTCGAACATGCCGACAGAGCTGCGATGCCACAGGAAGAAGTCATATTGGTTCGCGGTCGGCACCGGCGAATAGCTGTCCGGCCAACGGAACCAATTGACGCCGTTCCACAGCACGTGCTGCGTGTTGGTGTTGTAGGGCAGCTGCGCGTTGTGACCGCGCCAGTCGGCGTTGTTCACCTGCTTATAGGAGGTGAACTGCGCCCAAGCCTTCGATGGCAAGCCGCAATACCACTGATTGTCGAACGGCACTTCGGCGGACTGCAGCAACTGAATGCCGGTGAGCGCATCGATCAGCGTGAACGCGGTGGAACCGTCGCCCACGGTGGTGAGCGAGGCCGCATTCATGGCGTTGATCGGGATCAGATCGCAACGGCGACCCAGCGCCATGCCGGCGGTTTCCGAGATGACCGCCATTTCGTTGGCATTGATGCGCGCAAGGTCATCGTGCCAAACCCAATCGGCGGCTTGCCAGGACTGAAGCTGCGCCGAAATTTCGGAGCGGCTGGCGTTCATTTCGTGGCCACGGGCGCCGCGCTGCAGCGGCTTGGCCTCGGCGCGGCCGGCGATCTTCCATTTCACCGTATCCGCTTCGGCGCGAACCGGCGGCTGGAACATGCCGCGCAGAAGATGGCCCTTGTTCTGGAACTTATGAGTGACGGTGGGGAGCTGTTCGGTAACGAACCAGTTGATGGTTTCCTGGGACATGACGACTTCCTGAGAGAGAACGGGGAAAATCCGGTCTCGGTCGGAAGGCGTCGGGCTGGGCGGGTCGCGGCGTGCCGCAAGTGCGCTTGCCCCAACAGGTCCCTACGAGTTGGATGGCGCATGATCGCGCCATCCGAAGGGGGTCAAATGAGACGCCCCGTGATCAGGTCGGCAGGCCGTGCAAGGCCTTGCCCATGCGATACGTCTCTTCCTGGAAGGCCTTGTCGTAGGCCGCGTCATTGGGATCATTGCGCGGATCGTTGCGCCGCGCCTCCAAGACCTGCCTCGCGTCGCCCGCGGCCGCCGGTGCCACGCCGCCGGGCGTGAAGCCTTTCGATGTCGCGAACGCCTGCAGCGATTGCAGGGCCTTCATGCCGGCCGGCGTGTCGAGCAGTTCCTTCAGGGCCTCATCTTGCCCATCGCCGATGATCTTCTGATTTTTCAGACCGTCGACGAAGCTTTCGAGCCCCTGCATGACAGGCCGGATCGCTTCAAGCGTCTGCTTATCGTCCATGGCTTTCGCGGCGTCGCCCAAAAATTCACGGCGGGCCGCGCCGGCATCGAACGGCTTCTGCAGCGCGCCCTGATCGGCCAGCGTGTCATAGAGCCCACCGACGAATTCGCTGAACATTTTGGCCGGCACACCGGCTTTCAAAGCCGATGCCCGGGCCGCCGCATACACCGGGTCCTTGGCGAGATCGCTTACGAAGGGCGCAGCTTTCTCGCTGGGTTTATAGTCATAGCCCGCAACTTCCTTCGGCGCGGCGAAACGCTCGCCCATCTCGCGATTGGCATTACGTTGTTTGCCGAGTTCTTCGAAAACCTTCGTCGAGAAGTCGACCGGATTATCGGCCTTCAAGTGATCGGGCACACCATCCGGCATCGTCCAGGCCGGCGGATCAGCGGAAGTGGTGGACGACGGCGATCCCAACGGCCCGGAGTTATCGCCGCCGTCCGTTCCTGCCGCGCCCCCCTCGGGCGCGCGCAAGAAACTCTCGAAGAAGAAAAACCTAAGTGCTCGCATGTTTTTGCTCCGGGCTAGTCGAGGCCGGCGGTTTGCCACCCTCTGAAATCAATTTGCAGGCATAGGCGAACAGCGAGTTCTGCCCCTCGCGAAACGCGCCGACGACGGCGATCTGATCGGCAGGAATGCCAAGCTCGGTTGTGAAGGCGAAACGGCCGACCGTGACGGATTTGAGATGTTCAAGCACGAGGCGGAAGTCATCCGAGCTTTCGAATAACCGATGCGCGGCCATCGCCGCTTTCCGTCCCTCATCGCTCGCCGATGTGTCGGCCATCCGCTTTTGATCCGCCGGCAGCGGCGACACGGATTTGAAATCGGAACCCGTCAGTTCTTCGATCAGCGATTTCAACTGAGGATGAACGTTCACGCCGACATCTCCGCATTGGCTGGATCGCCGTTCGGCGCGGGCGGCGGCAAGGTCGATTGACGCTGCGCCTCCGCCGCCTGGGCGAGCGCCATCTGCACCAGCTCTTGAACCGTCTGATCGATTTCCTCGCGGGTGGACGGCCGCCGCACATGTTTGCTGGGGACGCCCATATCGGCCGCCATGTCCGCAAAAGTGGTATCCTCCGGCATCAGACGCTTGAGCTTGTCCGCGCCACCGAGCGACAGCACGATCTGCGCCCAATCGACGACACGCTTGACGCGCTGCATCTTGAACGCCTGCGCTAGCGGCGATGTCACTTCGATCTGCATCAACATGGGATGGCTGAAGCGCATCGGCAGCGCGCCCTTGCGCCACAGAATTTCCATCACGCGACGCACCACCGGCTGCGCGCATTCATGGATCAGCCGCCCCGCCGCCCCGGCATTGTCGCGAGACAGACGCTTGATGCGCTCGACGATCTCCGCCGCCGATCGCGGCGACTGCCCGTCCGGCGGCAATTGATCGTCGTTCATGCCGGCATGGATTTGCTGGCGCAGATCCTGCAGCACGATATGACCGATGTTGAAATTGCCCGGGATGTCGAGACGCGAGATGGACGGACCCAGCGCGCCGCCGTTGCGCGCGACCTTCCAGATTTCGCCGGGGCCGATGCGCGCATTGTCGGGATTGAACACGCCATCGTCGACCTGGGTGAAGATGCCGCCCAAGGCGAGCGCCGCCGCCATCAGCGACGCCTCCAAGGTCTTGTTCAAGGTCTTAGCCGTCGGCAGTTGCAACAAGGTCGGGCCGAAACCGTAAGCCTGGTTCGGCATGCGGAAGTAGCGCGGCACCACCCACGGACACTCGAAGCTTTCCTCGGTGTGGAAGAATTTCGAGCACTTCACCGTATAGGCGCGAAACTCCCAGATGCGCCGAGCCGAATTCCACACCACGTCCTGACATAGCTCGACTTCCGTGTCGGGATTGTTAGTCAACTGCACCACGAAATCGGCATCGAACTGGCCGCGCGGCCAGTTGTCCTTGATGTTGCGATAGGTCCACTTGCGCCGGAACGTCAGCAGGGTGAAGCGGCCATAAGGGCCGCTATCGAGCGCCACTTCCTCGATCGCCGCCGTGATGAAGCGCACTGGCTCGTAGTCATCGCCGTCGATGATCATCATGAAGCCGGTGGAGATGTTGGCATCGCCCAACATCTCGAAATTTTGAGCGTCCCATTCGCCATTCAGGAAAATGGGCTGCATCTGATCGGTGACGGTTTCGAGCTGGTAGCGGGCTTCCTCGCGATCGATGTTGAAGCCTTCAACCGCCGGCCCCGGCTGCAGGCTGAAAAACATCTCGCCCGACGGAAACAAATCTTGCTGCAGCCGGCCGGTGGAGCGCACCCACGATTGCGCCAGGGTGTTGTCGAAGACGCGCAGGTTCTGCGTGCCCGGTGCGTCCTTGGTGTAATCGGTCGACTTCCGATAGGGCGCCACATAGTCGTAGCAGGAGCGCACCACATCGCGCCATTCGTTGCGATCGGTCCAGATTTTATCCGATCGCTTCTTGTGCGCGGTAAAGGCTTGCGAGGGACCCGGCGCCTGGGCCGGTGGTTTTTCGTCAGCCATGGGCGGCCCCGTGCGCCTGCACGCGCGTAGCAATCGTCATGCCAGTCAATCCGTCATTCCGAGTGCGGTCAGGTAGAGGTCAAGGATTTCGGCTTCCTCGCGACGCCGATCAGGATCGAGGCGACGCATCGCGACGATCCGCTTGATGATTTTCACGTCGAAGCCCGTGCCCTTGGCCTCGGCATAGATTTCCTTCTTGTCGTCGTTCATCGAGCGGATTTCTTCCTCAATCCGCTCGATGCGTTCGATGAAGGCGCGAAGATGCTGGCCGCTGATGACGCTCGCATCCACGATCAACCTCCCAGCGTCGCGCCGGAGCTGTCGTCATAGGACAGCATGCGGCGGCCGCGTCGCGGCTTGTTGAGGTCCGCCGTCTCCATGTCCGTCTTGGCCTGCTCGCCGGCAACCTGGGCCATCATGCGGCCGGCATCCGATCGCTGTTCCAGCGTCTGCTGGATCATTTGGAGGCTGGCAGCCTTGTTTGATCCCCGGACAGCTCCTGCCATGGCAACACCCATTGTTCGGGCGCGCCCCCCATCGACCGAAAGCCGATCAGCCGCGCCATGCGCGCGCCCGACGGTGTAACCGTGAACGTGCGAATTTCGACCTGGGCATTTTGGCGGACGTTATCGAGGGTCCAATGAGCCAGCCGCAGCAATCCGGCCATGTGGCGACGCGCATCGTCGGCGAAGCAACACCACATCTCGTAGCGCGGCGGCTTGTCGAGTTCGTCGAGCGCACGCGGCAAGGGAAAGAGGCCCATGCAGGCCAACGCCTCGCCGGCACCGTCCCGCGCCGTCCAGGCCGCGCCCTTCTGCTGTATCCGCGCGACCCTGATCGGATTGTCGCCGGTTTCATGGCTCCGTTCGAGCATGGCCGCCAGCTCGAACAACCGCACGCCGCGTTCCACCCTCACAGTTGAAACCCGCCCTGCAGGCGCGTGGACCCGGGCGGCCGGCGTGGCCCTCCCGCCCCTGCCGAGCCGCGCGCCGCCTGGTCGATGGCGCCGACACGACCGACGAGCGCCATGCAGATGTACTGCAAGGCATCGTGAGGGTTGGAATGCTCGTTCTTCTCCGGCCGCGGGTGTTCGGCATTGGCGACAGTGCCATCAGGATTTTTGCGGAAACGATACATGCTCGAAAAGCCGTCGATCAGCATCGGGCACCGCGTCGGCGACACCTGCAGGCCATAGACGCCGGGCGCCGCCGGATACATCAGAAGATTGCGGACGGTTTCGATGCGCGGCTTGATTTCGTTCGTATAGGCCGGCAGCAGCGGCACGGCATCGTAGCCCGGGCGCTGCAGCGCCTTGCGAATGATGTCGATGGCGGTCTGTTCGCCACCCTCCTTATCGGCGCCATAGTCGTTCGACGGATCGTAGCAGCCGAGCGATATCGGGTTCTCCGCATAGCGATCGACCAAGGCGGCTTTCAGCAGCTCGAGGAAGTGCGTCAGGCCGGTGCGGCCGCCATAGATTTCCTCGAGCACGCGGATCTGCAGGTTCGGCGCCCGTTGCACGATGACGACCGCCGGATGCAGACCAGAGATATCAAGGCCGATGGCGATCGACGCGCCAGGGATCGGCTTGATCTCCTGCACCGCGATATGGTGCGAGATGTTGAATTCGGGATAGACCGGGAAGCCGGAGCGATCCCAGCCGACTTGTCCATGCACGAAGCGATGCACATCCCATTCCGGCAACGATGCCGCCAGCGTCTGATAATAGGTCTTCGTGAGGTTTTTCGTGTTCTCGGCCTGCGGCGACAAGCCCGACGGCTGCAGATAGATTTTATGGCCCGGCTTCGGATTTTTGATGAAACGCTCGACGATCCAATGCGACGGTGAGCCCGGCGGATTGAGCGCGCCGAACACGCACGGTTCGAGATCGATGCCGATGTCGTTGCGCGGTGGATAGCGCGTGGTGCGCTGAAGCATGAAGTTCAAGGCTTCTTCTTCGAGCAGATCGAACTCATCACCGAGCGCGAACGTGCCTTCCCAGCCGCGCATCACGTCTTCGATGCGCTTGTCGCCCAGCGCCTGGAACTGCATCGTGATTTCCATCTTGCGGCCGCGCGGCGTCCGAAAGCGCACGATGTGGACTGCCGGCCGGTCTGCGCCGCCTTCCCAATGCGAACCGGGATAATCTTTGGGGAACCAGTTTGCCCAGCTTGCCAAGGTCGTTTTGTAGAGCGTACGATAATCGGTGCGCACTACAGCGCCCTTGGCCCGGATCACACCATCACGCATCGGCGGCAGCGAAGCCGCATAGCGCAGCGCCTTGAAGAACGAGGCGTTGGTTTTTCCGGAACCGACGGGGCCCATGATCAGGCATGCCGGGTGCGCGAAGTCGTGGATGTAAGCATTCGCGACCGGGCCGGGTGGCACATAGTCGCTGATGCTGAATTGCGGTGTCTCCAAACCCCAGCCCTCACGTTGCGGTGGCGCGATCCCCGCACCCCCGCCCTTGCGGACTTTGCAACCGTTTCGGTCCGGTCAAATCAGCACCCGTGCTGGCGTCAGCACGAATACCCCGGGAGGGGGGTCGAATTTTTCGTTTTGGAAATGGCTAAGCTATAGGTCGGGGAAAAATCGAGGGGGCATGGGGGGCTCGCCGCCCTATGCGGTCAGGCCGCCTGCGGCGGAGGCCCGGAGCGCCGGCCCACTGATCCGTGGTCAGAGGCACGGCCAAGCTATTCGCCTTCGATATCAGGCGCTTGTCGCATTTCATCCGACGCCAGCCTATCCGACGCGGCGCGCGCGATGACGGTAAGTGTCTGTTTTTCCATCGCATCGATCATGTCGTCATCGATCGCGAGCGCGCCCTCGCGCCGCGTCGCCCGCAGGCTCTCGGCCGCCGCCTGCACGTCGCCGAACACGAGCACCGGCAAGCCGCTGCCATCGGTCTTGATCGCCGTCGGCATCTTGCTTTCCAGATATTCCAGCACCTTCTCGGCCACCTTGCGCCATTCGCTGAACGCTTCGAGCTTGTCGCATTCGAGCTGCCGCGCCAGGCCGTCGACGCCCATCGCCAGCACCTGCCCCATGGCGAGCAGCGGATGCGGCAGGCCCATTTTCAGATAGGTGTCGCGCATCGCCGTGGTGCGCTTGTTCGGCACGCCCTTGCGCGATCGCCGGCCCATGGTCGACGGCATGATGCGGAACGGCGCCGACGCCGCCAGTTGATCCTCATCGTCATCGAACGGCAGCACGTCCTGAGATTTTTCAGAACCCGCCTGTGCGCCCGCCGACACCCATAGATCGTCTTTTTCGCCCGTCATTTCAGCACTTTGCCTTACTTTAACGTGCCGCGCGGCGCGGCGGAAAGCGAGACGGCTGTCTCACCCGTGTCTCACCCACTGTCACAGGACAAATCTCTGTTTCCATGAGGAATTGATGCTTTTGAGACAGTGAGACACTAAGACAGCCCTCACACACGCGTGCGCGCGCATATGCGTATACGCGCGCGCGTCACGCGCGCGAGGCGTCTGTCTCACTGTCTCAATGGCGCTTTTCATCGATCTTTCCGCTAGTTAGGCGAGACAGCCAGGGCTGTTTCAGTGTCTCGCTTGGTGGCTCACTGTCTCACCCCGAACCCTCCGGGGCGGAAATGCAGAACCGGCCGCCACGCTGGCACGGCTGGCACAGGGTCAAATGAGCGCCGCCATTAGAATATTCCTGCCGGCCGGCCCGCGCCGTGCGCCGTAGGCCCTGGCAGGGCGCGGGCCGGCCGGCAGTCCACATAAATCAACCCCAAGGGGCCGGGGTGCGGGCTGACTGCGCAGAGAGGTCGGGATAAAGATGCTGGCTCCGGTGGGGACCGGAAAGCGATGAGGTATGGAGAAAATCGAGATCACCGCCACCGATCAGGCGGAGCGGACAGCGCAATGGCGCGATTACATGCTGGCGCTGATCGCGAGAATTGAGCGCAGGGCCTTCTCAGGCAAAACATGCATCCTGACGCCCGAGACGGCGCTGACGGCCACCAGAGGACTCAGGATCGCCGTTTATACCCCGACGCGGGAAGAGCTGGTGAACGCGGTGTTTTGCGGCTGCAAGCCGAAATGCGACACGCCCTGCACTACATGCCTCGGCCGCGCCAACCAGGTGATCAATCTCTATCAGGAACGATAGCCACGCTGCAGCGCCCGCCGCGAGACGAGCGGTGTCACGCCGAAGGCCGCTTCCTCGGCGATGATGCCCTCAACTAGCGGCGTGCGCTGATCGGGCTTGGTGATGACGGTCGATCCTATGCGCGTCACGCCCCCCCGGAGAGGCGCGGCCGAGCTGCGCGGCCGACCAGTCAAGCACGCTGTAATTCAGCAGTTCGCGCAGCTCCGGCGGCAGAGTGTCGAAATGGCGCATTTCCTCGATCGACGTGGCGTTGTCGCCCTCGCCGAACTGCGCGCCATTAGAGCCGGGCATTCGTCCATCTCCCCGCGCTACAGACGCTTCGGGCGGCCGTAATCATCATCCCCGGGCAGACGAATACCCTCTGCGCCATATTCGACAGCCTCTTCGATCGCGTCATCGAGCATCCGATGGACGACAGTGGTGCCGTCTTCCTCTTCGGCACGCAGCTGACGATAGATCGCTTCAGCAAATGCCCCCGCATCGACAATTTTAGGAAGCAACACACACCCCATCTTTTCGTCGAAACGCTCCAAAGCAGGCAAATGCTGAGCTGCATATTTAAGATCAGCTTTGTTCAACCTAATGCTAATTACCCCGCCTTTTGTTATTTTAACGGTGAGAGCCATCTCACTTTCTCCCCTGCATCCGACGCACCGCGTCATTGATGATCTTGCTGCGCTCGCGGTTGAGCGCAGCAAGGATTGCCTTCCGCTGCTCGATGATCTTCTCCATCGCCGCCAGCGAGGCCTGCTCGTCGACCGTCAGCCAATTGCGCCACGGCTGCGGCCGAGGCGGCACGTGCCAACCGTTCATTGTGGCGCGATGCTTTTTCGCATCTCGCAATAACCGCCACTTTCCCATGACCAACGAAAAGCGCCGCCAGTCCGAGAGCAAATCTCATCTCTGGCCACGCTTAGATAGTTGAGGATCAAGACCCCTAAAACCATGATCAGAAACATCAGAACATGCTTGGTATTGTCCGCCATATTGACCTCCTACAGCTTCTCGAACGCATCGAGACGGATGAGCGCGCAGCGCAACTGCACGCCTGAAATGCGCACGCGGTTCAGCGCCGGATCGGTGCAGATCACGCTCGACGGCCCTTGCCGCAGCGCCGATTTCCACACCGATGCGCCGGGCACGCCGGCCCACTCGGTTTCTCGAAACAGCTTGAACAGCAGCGGGCTTTCGTTCGGCACCGCCAGCGCATAGCCCGGCCCGATCTCGCCCGGCACCAAGAGGCCAAGGCCAATCTGCTTCAGATCGGTGCGCACCTTCCGCAAATCCTCGGCATAGCTCTGCTCGCCCTGCTCTTTCAGCCAGTCGATCAGATCGCCGACCGTGTGCTGGCGGCCGCCGCGCCACGCTTCCACCTGGCCGGTGAGGATGTGGATGACGCATTTGCGCCAATTGTCGCTGGCTTCCTCATATTCAAGCATGGTGTTGGGCGCGAGCCATTCGCCCCAGCGATTGATATCGTCGACCATAGGCACGCCCAGCTCGTCGGCCTTTTGTGCGCCCAGCGCCAGGTCAGCGCAGGCCAGGAGCGTGCCGAGCGTGTCTTGCGCGCGGCCGTCGTGCCCAGCCTCACGCAACACGGTGCGATAGGCATCGAACGCGCTGTCAAAGCGCGGCCATTCATCCATCAGCCGGCGCAGCAGCATCGGCCCCCAGGTGTCGGCATCGACCACCGGCGCTTTCTCGGCCGATTGTTCCACCGTGCGCCGATGCACGCGCAAGATCGCCATGCGGCTGACATCCTGCGGCTTCAAGGGCGGCGGATTGATCGACGAGAAGAAGAACGACGATTGCGCGCGAAACTGCGACGCCACATGATCCGATCCGCCGCGAAACCGCTGGCCGCCCGATGCCGCAAGCCGCGCCAGATGGATCACCGCCATGGCCTTGCGGTTGTCGACATCGGCCTCAAGCTCGTCGACCGACACCGGCAGACTGTCCTGTTTCACCGTCTGGAAAATGCCGGCTTCCGTCGTGTCCTCGGCGCGCAGCAAAGCGCCACCCAAAATGCCTTTCACCAGATCCTGCAGCGTCGATTTGCCGACGGCCTTATCGCCGACCGCGAACACCGTCGGCCGCCATTTCAGCGCACCGCCCAGGATGGCGGAGGCGATCCAGCCGAGCATCAACACCGGATCGACCTCCGGCCGCGTCCAGTTCCACGAGCGCAGCAGTTTCAGGATATCGCCGGCCGGATTGATCTTGTCGCTCACCGGCTCTGACCATGGCGTCATGATCGCCGGCCGTGCCTGATAGAGCGTCGACGAGACGAAGCCCGTCGGTTGTTCCTCGAAATTGCCTTTGCGGTCGCGCTTATCGGTGCGCCACAGCGCATCGCCCGAATGCCAGATCAATTCGCCATTCTGGCCGCGCCACGCGCCACGCCCGCGCACGCGATCGACGGCGGAGAACAGGCCACGAATGGCCGCCTGGGTGTAGAAGGCGCGGCGCACCATTTCGGCGCGCCAGCCGTCGATACCGCCGCCCTTGGCGAAGCGCGGCCATGCCCAATAGAGATAATCCTGATGCTGGCCGAACACGCTTTCGATCCAGCCCTGCCCGATCTTGCCGGGCTCGCCGGCCCGCAACTGCCCGAGCGCGTCGACCACATAGAGAATGTCGCCATCCATACCCAACGCCTGCACTGGGCAATCCGGCGGCATGCCATAGCGATCGGCTTTCCACTGGCCAGCCTCGACAGCAACACTTTGGCCATCGATCGTGAACGTGCGCGGCGCGCCAATCGTCGTGACGACCGGCGCGCTGCGGGCGGCCTTCTTGCGGCGCGGTTCGGCGGCCGTAATGGCCGCGCGAACGCCCTCGATATCCGGCTCGAACGGCCGTTCTTGTCCCTGTGCCACGGTGTCGGATCGCGCTCGCTCTTATTTCCGGCGCGATGGCGTGGGCGTCTTCGGCGGCCGCTTGCCCGTTTTTTTCGGGATCACCTTTTCCGTCTGCACGGGTGCGGGCGTGCCGGTGATGAAAGGCGCTGGCGGCGGATCGACATCATCGCCGACCTGAATGTAAGGCGCGTCCTTCTTCGGGGCCGCCCCGTGGTTCTTGATATAGGGTTCCGGCATTTCGACATCGGCGCCAGTTTTGACGTTTGACATGACAGGTCTCCTGAAAGGGGAAATACGCAACGCGCGACGCAACCAATCGATCAGCGCGGGTGGCGCATTCAGTCCTGCGGCTTGGAGACCATGGCGGAGCCCGTGAGCTTTTCGCCATCGACATCGGCCGAAACCGAGACCTGTTCATGCGGCGGCAAATGTGGCGCGGGGGACATCGGCCGTCTCCAGCTCATCGGCACGCCGCCGCTTTCCGACGGAAAGCCCATGCGTGAGGCATAGGCGGCGCGCTGATCAGGCGGCAGATCGGCGATTTCACCCGGCGATAACTGCTGGCGCATCGCGTCAACCTCATCGGCGCTATAGGGCGGCGCGGCGGGCTCTGGCTCCTGCGGCTCCGGCGCTGTCGGCCGCGTGACGACAACCTGTTTGCTGGAAACAGCACGCGACCGCCCCTTGCGGTTGAACGCATCGTCCTCATCGGCATAGAGGCGAGCGCCGACACCGTCGGATTGCTCGAAAATCGTATCGCGCAAGCTGACGCGCGGGCGCTTCGGCATGACAGTGTCATGATCCACCAGCGGCCGCGAAACGCTTTCGCGAGCCGCATTGATGAGCAGCCCGAATGCCAACCACCATCGCTGTTCAAGCGGCGAACAACGATACCATTGGAGCGGCTTGACCAGGCCAGCCATGGCAGCCCTCTGTCGGATCAAGTCCGGCGGCGAACTGGAAGCATCCCACACAAATGCCGCCAGATCGGCGAAAAGGTCTTCGTCGCCTTTTTGCGAAACATCCGCTGGCAGCTCGCAAATCATATCCGCAAAGGATTGGGCCACGACGCCGAGGGTCTTAAAATCAGGCGCACTCATGCTTTTCTCCGCAGTTGATCGTTGAAATCCTTGCCGACCTTGGCGCTGGCGATGCCGATCGGCAGGCCGTGTTTTTCAATTTTTTCGATGGCGCGATCGAAGGAGGCCACCGCCTGCGGCTTGGCCCAATCGTTATCGCGGCCGATGATGTAGCTGTCGACGCAGGCGAGCTGCGGCAGGTTGCCGAGATTGCCCAGCGATCCCGCTGCCCAGCAGCGCAGATCGGGCCGCGCCAGGCCCGCCGTATAGGCATCCTCCGCGCCTTCACCGACGAACAGCGGCCCGCGTACGCCCTGTGCCGCAGCCTCTTCCGGCGTCAGCCCGCTTTCGCCGCGCGTCAGGCGCATCACGCCGCCTCTGATATCACCGATCATCAGGCGCGGTTTCACGTTCACGCCAATGCCGCTGCCATCGTTGAGCGGCATGCCTTCCAGATCGGCCTTGTCATCACCGCGCACGCTGATCCACGTGACATGCACGCCACCGAATGCGCCGGCCGGATCGACCACTTTGATGACCATGGCCGGCCCGGAATGTTTCACGTGAAAATGCGCAGCCGCCGGATGGAAGCGCAGCGAATATTCCTTATGCGGGATAGCCGACAGATCGACGCCGCGATGCCACATGTAGCTTTCGACATAGGTGCGGGTCGGCGAAACGGCCTCCGTCCACAGATTGATGGCGAGCTGGCGCTTGAATTCGGCGATCCGCACCGCCTCTTTCTCGGCTTTAAGCTGCGCGGCTTTCGCGTGCTGCCGCATCTCCGCCAGCCGATCGCTCGACATGCGTTCGATGCCGAGCCAGTCTTTAGCCCACTGGATCGCCTCGATACGCTGTTCGCGCGTCGGCGGCATGCGACATTTGAAGCGCACATAGGCTATAAAGTCGATTGCGTCACCGCGACAGTCGACCTCCGCATATTCGACGAAACCGCCCGCTTTTGGACCGCTGATATAAACCGTGAACGAGCCCGGTTTGCGATCAGGCCGCGTCGGGTTCCTCGGCTTATAAAGCCCGCCGACCACATGGCCGCCGGGCGCCAAGGTGCGCGCCAACGATGCAGCGCGATCCTGTAGCATGCTCTTGATGTCGGCGACGGGAACGCGATCGTTCACGCGAGATGCACCGGCTTAGCGAACTTTTTCGAGAGTTTTTGCTCATAGCCGTCGACCTCTCGCTGCATGCCAGCAACCAAAGCCTCGACATATTCTTCCTCGGTAAAAATCCCTTTCGCGATCAAAAGCCCGGCTAACGCCCCCTGATCGGCCATCGCCGCATTCACGCCGACGCGGAGATGCTTGGGCTCTCGATCGGACGTGTCAGGATCGAAGGCGACGCCCGTTTGCATGGCGTGCAGCAGGCGCAAATATTCCTCGCGCAGTTCTTTCACCCGGTCCAGCATGCTAGTTCTCCGTTGCAATGTTCTCCGCCGCCGCCCGCCCTTCCGGGCTCAAGATGATCTCGCCCTGCGCCTCGCCAAGATCGAGGAATTGCGCGCGGTTCAATTCCGCCACGGCCTCGCCGGCATGCAGCGGCGCGTCGTCGCCGCCATCGCTGCGCGTGTAGAGAAACACCTGCCGGCGCGTGCCGTCGGTCGCCCAACGCGGCTTGTTCGACAGGAAAATCGGGCCTTTCAGCATGTCGAGCAGCAGCGCCCGCGCTTCGCCGGAGAGCGTCATGACAATATCCCCTTGATGAAATCCCACGTGCCGCCGATCAACATGGACAGCAGCGCCCAAACGACGCCCGACGCCGCGCAGGCGACGACAACGAACAGGGTGACAAGCCAGCCGTCGGTCATGACGTCAGCCTGTCGTAGGCACTCAGCCACTCGGAAAGCGCCCAAAAGCAGAAGGTGGCGACGGCGACGAACAGTGCCAGGCCATAGAAGGCGAGGCCGGTAAGACCATTCGCCACCAACTCACGAAGCACAGCGCCACCCAATGCCAGGACAAGGCTGCCGTAAAACCCTGCCACGATGAGCCAAAACGCGGCGACCACCGCGCGCGAGAAACGGAACATCTTCATTCCACCCTCCCCGAAATCAGCCGCGAGACGCGTTCGACGAGCGCATCGATCGCGGGATCGTCGCGCAGGTCTTCCACCCGCTTGAGGCATTCGCTGACGGCCTGTTTGGTCATGCCGGCGGCTTCGGCGACACGGCGCCCGGGCACGCCCAGCTCGACATGGGTGCAATAGACCGCCAGCGCGCGCACCCGCGCAGCCGCCAGCCATGCCGGGTCCGACACTTTCGAGAGCGACGGCTGCGAGGCCGCCACCGCTTCCGGATCAAGCCCCTGCTCGCGCGCGATCAGGGCGAGGAAGCCGCGATAGGTGCCCACCAGCAGGGATTTAGGCGCCGCAGCCTGCCTATCCCCCTTCCGGGCGACTTTGATTGCATCTTGCAAACGCCAGAGCGTGGCTGGCCGGGGCCGCGCCCGACCCGTGGCAATGCGCCAATAGGTTGTGATCGGAACGCCCGCAAACTTGCAAACGGCCCGCACAGACAGATTGTTAGCGACGCGCTCTTGGTCGATCGATTGAAAATTTAGCAAGGTACAACCCTGACGTGCCAAATCACTTTGCAACATTGGACTTGCAATATTGCAATTCGTCAAGGATGATGATGTTGCCGCCTTTCAAGCTGCGGTGCTTATCCACGGTGTGCATTGTGTTGCGTATGATTGACACCCGGGATCAACAGCGCGCGTGGCTGAACGCGGTGCTGGCGAGGACTGGACTGAATGCGACCCAGCTCGCATCCAAGTCCGGCCTCGCCATTACGACGCTGACCCGCTTCCTAAACAATCCACAGCACAGTTCCGCCCTTTCGATGCGGACGATCTCCGCCATCGAGCGGGAAACCGGCATACGATACGGCGAGAACGGTCCGCCGGCCGGGTTTCGAGAGACAGAAGCCGAGCCATTCACGCCCGGCGAGCAGGACCCAGTGGCCGCCGTTGTCGACCATTTACGGACCATCGCGAACGGGATGGACCCCTGGGTGATGAAGTCGCGAGCCCTTGAAAGCGCAGGCATTCAGCCCGGCGACATCCTCTTAGTGAACCTCAATCGCCAACCGGCGGCAGGCGATATCGTTTGCGCCCAAGTCTATGATTGGACACGCGGAAAGGCCGAAACAGTCTTTCGCATTTGGGAGCCGCCCTATCTGGTCGCGGCGACCATGGAGCCGAAACTCCGCCGGCCCATGATCGTCGATAACGAGCACATCTTGATCAAGGGCGTGATGGAATTTTCCATGCGGCCAAGGCTCGGCCGAACCGCTGCCGCCGCATGATGGAGCGCTACCGGCGCTGGATCGAGGGCGCAATCCGTCTCACGGTCTTCATAGCCGTCGGCATCGGTTTCAATTACCTAGGGCTTGACCGATCGATAGCCTTTGGTTTGGGATCAATTTTCAAAGCTGTGATCCTACTTGCCCTGTTCGGCGCTCTCCTATGGGTCCTTTTTACCGACTACTTCGACGAGTGGAGCTGGTCCCAAAAGCTGACCGCCATCATCGCGGCCGCCCTCGGCCTGTGGATATTAGCTTCTCCCATTATCAAACCGTACGATTTTGCACGTGGCTTAGAGCACGAAGAAACCGACTAGCATTTTTGCTATTGTCATTGGACTTGCAATATTGCAAATTCTGCAAATCAGCACCGACGCTGATTTGGAGGACGCAATATGCAGGACCCCAGCTCGCCAGCGGCGAACGACGACGCTCTCATTGGACAATGCACTAGTACACGCGCGGCGGAGGCCGACCCCGCCGCGCTGACACCCGAGGAAGCCCTTAAGGCGCTCGAGCAGCAAATCCTTGAAGATCTGAACCGCGACAAGGATCGGAACGATTTGCCCGGCGTCGCCGCGCGTTACGGCCTGCAGGTGCAAGTGCCGTTCGTCGAATGGATGACCAACGAAGTCCACGACCGCAACAGCACGCCGGCCGACGTGCTGAACACCGCCGTCAATGGCCTCGTCTCGATGATCGACGCGCTGGCCTCGAAACATTCCGATCCGATTTACGCGCAACAGATGATCATCGGGCGCATCGGCCAGCTGACGAAGGCGCGCAACCGGCAGCGCATCGCCGTGGCGCGCAAGCACATCATCATGCCGGGGGCGTGACATGGATCAGCAGCCCCCCGCCTGCCTCACGGCAGAAGAAACCGCGCGCGAGCTGCAACTGTCGCCGGATTATTTCCGGCGCAGGGTCGGCACGCTGATCAAGGAACACGGCTTCCCGCGCCAACTGCCGGGCCTCGGCCTGCGCTGGTCGCGTGCGCAAGTGTTGAGCTGGTGCGCCGGCCATGCCGAGAGCGATCGGCTTCCGATGCCGCCGCATTTTCCCGGCGCCGCCAATGTCACCCTGATCGAAGAAGCGCGCGGCCGCCTCGCCGATCGCTATGCGGGAGGCGGACGATGAGCGTCGAGAAAATTAAACGCGGTGCGATCGGCACCTATCGGACCGATGTTGGAACCGTCATCAGCGGCATCGTCCGCTCGATCCATCGCGACGACACGATCACTGTCGAAGCACGTTTCGAAATCGTCAAAGGCCAACGGAACGGTTGCTACATCGGCCATCGATATCGAATGCCGGTTTCCCGCTTCGCTATTCCGAAGGTTCCCCAATGAGCACGAAACTCAAAGCCCTCGGCTATCGCCAACCCGACGCCTTCGATTTCGATATCCTGCGCGTCGCCAAGGAGCATTGCCTGCGGCCGTTCAAGCGCGGCTGGGCCACGGCCTACAATGAACGCCACTTCCCCGCCGATCGCCTCAATGCGCTCGTGCGCATGGGCCTCGGCGCTTTCGATGCCGATGAGGTCGGACAGATTTTCATCGTCACCCATGAAGGCCGCGCCGCGTTGAAACAGGAAGCGCTCAATCAGCGCGCCCATGACGACACGATCACGCGGATGTTCGGCGACGAAGGCGTCACCGATTGGTTCAGGCAGTTCCTATGACCGCGCCCGCCTCGATCGACGACGAGCGCAAGACGCTGCAGGCGCTGCGCGATGCGATGGAGAAGGAAGGCCAGCGGCTCGATCGCGCCATCGTCAAACTCGCCAAGGGCATGTCGGTGATGACCGAGCTGCTCGAAGACATGCCCGACGGTGAAGCCGTCGCGCGCGTTAAATCCGCGCAAAGCCGCTGCGCCGATGCCGTCTGCGATGTGCTGCAGGCCGGTCAACACATGCGGTCGCACGTCAGCACGCATTTCATTTTTCTGGAATTTAAGGAGGGGTTTTGATGATCGTGAAAATAGACGTTTCAGCGGAAAAGCTCGCCGATCTGTTCACGAGCGCAATAGAAGGTGGCGACCCGGTGACCACCGCCGCCCGTGGCGGCTGGTGTGACGGAATATACTGGAAGCGGCGCAAGAGCAGCGGCGATATCTGGTACTGCGAACCCAGCAATTTTGCGAACGGATTCCTGATCGACATCGTTGAGGTCGATGACGAACGCACGGGCCACATAACAACCCATCGGATACATCAGGGCCACGTCGCCACCGGCCTTAAATTGATGGCGGAGAAATTTCCTCACCAGTTCGGCCAGATCATGCAGGACAACATCGACGCCCCTTGTGCCGATATCTTCCTGCAGTGCTGTCTTTTCGGCGCGGAGAAGTACGCATGAGCAGCAACCCCATGCAGAAGTACGCGCCCACGCTGCGCAGCGCCAGCCAGTCGCTTGACGACACCCTGCCGGTGAACCTCTCCCACATCATCGTCATCGGCGCCTATGATCAGAGCGACACGTTTCAATCGGCCTGTCATGGCAACGCCAGTCTCAGCGCGCTCTATGAATTCAGTCTGTCGATGCTGCGCAACGCCGCCAGCGCGGCCGAAAAGCATATGGCCGACTGCACCTGCGGCGAAGCGCGGCTGATCCTGCGCGGCGCCCAAGCGGCCATTGCAGCCATGCAGCAAAGCGCCGACGCGCCCGAAGCCACCCAATAAAACGCCTGATCCGCCCGTGGCTTGCGCGCCTTATCAACGGGCGCGTTTGACAGCCACGGGCGATCCAGCCCACCTATAGGGGTTCCCCATGCCAGCGTCCTGCCCGGAGACCGCTGTGAAAATCGAGGTCCATATTCCCTATGTCGTCTGGCGTGACGGCCGGCCGCGCTTCGAGCCCGGCCCCGCCATGCGCGCGCTCGGCTTCAAGGGCGTCGACCTACGCCATGGCCCGCAAGATGCGCGCGGCCGCCTCACGGGCGCCTGGTTCACCCTCGACGAGTGCAAGGCGTTCGCCGAACGGCGCTTGAAGGAAGTCGACGACGCGCGCACCAGGGTTGCGCGCGGCAAATCGCCCAAGGCTATCGTCGCCAAGGCACAACGGCAGGCCCCGCTCTACTCCGTCGCCGATATGTTTGGCGAGTTGTGGACCGAACAGCGCTTCAATGTGCCACGCGATCAAGGCGGCCTCTCGCCGCGCACGATCAGCGACTATCAGGACAACGCCAAAATTCTGCAGGCGTTCGACCCGGAGCTGTTCGCCAGCCCGGCGGAGGCGATCACGCCCGGCATCGTGCGCGGCCTGCATCAGGCCCTGTGGGAGGATCGCGGGCTGACGATGGCCGGCCGCATCATCAGCGTGTTGTCGGTCGCCTATACCCATTCGATCAGCTTCGAGAAGCCGGCGCGGCGGCCGCTGCGCTTCAATCCCTGTCTCAAGCTCGATTTGCAGAAGCCCGCCCCGCGGCTGCGCGTCGCCCTGCCGAAGGAAGTCGCGGCGCTGATGCAGGCCGCCGACGAGATTGAGCCGGAAGTCGGCGACGCCTATATGCTCGGCCTCTACACGGCGCAGCGTCTGGGCGACGTGCTGCACCTTGCCGAACAGTGGATCGGCGAGAAAGAGGACAAGCTGCGCTTTCTGCAGAGCAAGACCGGCGCCCGGGTGCGCGTGCGCGCCACGCCGCAATTGCGCGATCGGCTTATCCAGGCCAAGGCTCGGCGCGAGGCCACGCTGGTCCGCCTGCGGGCGCAATTGAAGCCCGGCCAGAACTATCTGCCGGAGCCAAAGACCATCGTCATAGATCCCCGCAACGGCGAGCCCTACAGCATCCGCTGGTTCAACGACCGCCATCGCGCCGTCCGCGCCCGCGCGGCCGAAATTTGCCCGTCCGTGGCCGACTTCCTGTTTCTGGACTGGCGTGACACCTCGATCACCCGCATGGCCCTGGCGGGCAGCACATTGGCCGAGATCGCCGGTGTCAGCGGCCACTCCCTGCAGTCGATCCACCAGATCATGAAACATTATCTGGAAATCGGCGAAGCCCATGCCGACGCGGCGATCGACAAGCTGGTCGCCTGGATGGAGAGAGAGGGGATCGCGGTATGA